AAATATATAAAACCAAACTTTCCAAAATGGAAAATCTTTTACCATAAATGTATCAACTTCTTTATATCCAAATTTTTCATAATAACCTTTTACACCTTCACCACTAATTACTACTATACTATAATATCCCAACATCATTGATTTTTTTTCTGCTAATTTTAATAAATTACGACCAATACCAGTATGTTGACTACCGTAATTACTATATATTCCAACAGCATTTGTATCTCCATATACATGTAATTCTCTAATTAATGCTTTGTTTTTAAGTACATCAAAGATACACATATTTTTTTTATCATTTATCCTTAAACGAATAAAACCAAATAATACTTTTGTATCTAAACTCTCATATGCTATAAAATAATCATCTCCATTATTTGCACGATTATAATGAATATTATATTTAGCCTCTTTCTTATAATATTTAGGATGCCTACCAATTTCTCTTGACCTTATATCATAACTAACTAGACCACTTGATTCAATCTCTTTATCTAAAATTTGACGCATATTTGATACAGTATTACCACTTTCAACATAACTATTTGGAATATCTCTAATAATTCTTGGTAATCTTATATATAATGGACATGTTACCATTCCATATTTAATTACTTCAAATAAATCTCTATAATTATTTTCAAAATATGGTATATATTTACCTTGATTATACCATTTTTCTATTACAGTCCATGGAACTACTTCACATGGATATATTTTCATTTGATCTGGTGATACATATTTATAAACATAATCAAACATCTCTTTATCTTTTTCAGGAGAACTTCCAGGTAAATCTGGCATAATATGTATATCAATCTTAAAACAATTATCTTTTAAATATTGCATAGCCCATAATCCAGTTTCAATAGTATGTCCACGATTAATTTTCTTTAAAATTGTATTATCTACATGTTGCATTCCTAATTGGATACGAGTAATACCCCATTCTCTAAAACGCCATAACCATTTATCGTCAATAGCATCTGGTCTAGTTTCAGCACAAATACCAATAATATGTACTCGTGCGGTTTTATTTATAACAATTTCGTCTCTAATGCTTAGAGGTTCTCTAATCATTTTTAATAAGATTATTTTTTCACTATCTGGAATATTCCTATCAATAATATCACGGTATTCAAAATATATATTTGCACTGTAAAAGATATCTCTATTAAATCTCTCTAGATAATCTTCAGGATATTCTGTATATGTTCCACCTTCTAATATAATCTCTATTTTATCTACTACATGTCCATTAAAGAAATATGTATCTAATCTACTTAACATTTGATCTACTGAATAAAACCCATTTTGATTTGCCCTTAAAACAGCTGGTTCATTATATAAATAACTTCTAGGTTGTGCCTGCCAATTATTACCTTCATGTGCTGGTTCATTTGGACAATAATAACAATTATGTTTACAACTAAAAGATTGACCATCAGGAAATGGTGTAGTAATCATTGTTATAGAAGTAATTCCAGAAACATTACGCATTGGTCTTTTTCTTAATAAATATTTCAACATATCTAGTTGTTTAGTTATATTTACATCGAAATATATATCTTCAGACATATCATCATAATCTATATGTTCACATATATTTAAAACTATAGATTTTCTAATATTAACAATCTTAGATGCTCTAAATTCTTTATTTAAAATTCCTTCAAATTTTTTACGTAATTTATCAGGATCACTATCAAAATCATTTTCAGGATTATTAATATTATTATTTAACCAAACTAACAAATTATATATAATTTTTTTTACTTTATTAATATCAATTGTTGTACTCGTCATATCAAATGTATTATAATTAATATGTTTATCATTTAAATCTACATTTACAAAATTTTTTTCAAAATATTCATATACTTTAGTAGTTTTTGTCTTTTTATCAATATTATTAGTATTAGTAGTACTCATACTTATAATAAATTTATCTTAGTACAAAATTGTATTTTTTTTATATCAATTTAATTATTTTATAAATATATTTTTTTGTACTAAAATTTATAAAATATTATCAATCTCAGATATTAAATTATAAAATTTATTACCAGAATTATAATTATCTAGCCAACATATTAAATTATATCTTTTGATATCTCTCGAATATAAAAATTTATAATGTAGATTACCATTCTTATTTTGCAAAATAATTATATCTTCATCATTACTAATAAATTCTGTACTTTTATTAAAATTTAATAGAGATATTTTATATGTCTCCATTTTATTATTTATAACTTTATCTATATAATAAATACCTTCTAGATTTCTTAAATCAGTCTCTTGATTACGAGATAAATATTGATTAAACATTCTACCTAAAACACCAGGTCCAGTCATATCCAAAGCATTCCATGATTTATTATATCTATTATTAATAACTGTATCTACTATTTTATCAATACATAATTTCATTAAATTATGTTTGGGAATTATTCCTATAAATGCATTGACCAAAAAATAATTATTTTTTGAACAATTATCAGGACCTAAATCTATAGGAGTTACAAATTCTATATCGTCTTTTATAACATTATCAAAACTATTCATACAAATCATATCAATATCACAATATATACCTCCATATATGTATAAAATACAATACCGCCAAAAATCTGATTTTAATGCACCAGGTATAATAGAATCATAAACTTTTAAAATTTTATCAGAAAAATTATCTTTAATAAAATTATAACGATCTTTGGCATCAAACAAATAATGTTGATAATCAATATTATTTTTTTTTATTAAATCAATACTCGTATTTAATACAGGAGATAAATCTTTTGTTTCCCATGTTTGAAAAATAATTTTCGGAATTTTATGTCTAATAACTGGTTTATTATCTACAACAATTGACTTATTTAAAATATTATTAAATACTCTATTTCTATGTTCTATTAGTCCATCTCTCTCAATAAAAACATCTTTAAATGGTAATTTTGACAATTTTAAATTTTCGCTATATTCATAACAACTAGTTAAATTATATTCAGATTTCCAATCACTTTCAGGAAAAATTATTTTACAACCATAATTATAACTTGTAGGTATTATACCACTTAAAGATGTTTCTTTAAAATTTCCTGTTATATTTTTAACTTCGTGTGTATATTTTGGTATATAAACATAATGACATCTTTTTAATATTTCTTCTAATTTTGAAAAATCTAAATTAATATAAAAACTTACTTTACTATTATATTCTTGAGATATTTCATCTAAATTATATATTAGTGATGGTGAACGAGTTATATTATAAATATGAATATTTTTATTTAATTTAAATATTTTTTTGTACTCTTTATGTAAATCATAATGATCTGGATAAGCTACTATACATATATTTATACAATTCTCATTTTTTAATATTGAAATTTTATCATTATATGACAACACATTATAACAACTATATGCATAATCTACATTTTTTATTTTATAATATCTAATAGCTATCCTATTTAAAATTAATGGATTTCTTATTTCATTACTATGTTCTATTGCTATACAATTTGTATAATTAAAATTTTTTATATTGTATATAGATTGTATATAATTATTATTAAAGTCATCATCTGTAGTTAAAAAAATATAATCATATTTTTCATTTTTATAATTTATCAATCTTCCACTATTATTATCTATATCTACATGATTAATAAAATTACAATAATTATTAAACCATTTTATATACCATTCTATCATTCCAATATCTTTACCTGCAGATAAAATATCTATATTATGATTATATGTACGACAAAAATCTATAATATAACCAAATACTTCATGATGACATTCTATAGAATTATAGATTAAAATATTCATAATAATAAAATTACAATTTAACTATTTAAGTATAAAATTATTTATTAAAATTTATAATAAATATAAATAAATATTTATTATATAAATGAAGCTTAATTTAGATATTAATTCTTATAATATTACTCAACTTGAAACTATATTTAAATTAAAAAAACCATATAAAGATTTTGACATTATAAATTCCAAATTAAATTTATTAAATAGTATAATAAATTCACAAAAGATAACCAATGAAAAACGTGAACAATTAAATATTTTTTTAGACAATGTTGTTAATAAATTAAATAATAATTTAAAAATAATAGATAATGATAATTTTAATTTAATAGAACAATTTGATAATGGACATTATATATTGAAAAATGAAAATACATCAAAATCTACTTTAGATAATAAACAAAAAATAGATAAAGCTATTATAAAAAAAACATTTAATGTCGATAGTATATTTAGAAGAAATTATGGACAAACTGATAATTTAAGTAATAATTTTATTGTTGATTTACCCGAGACAATATCCAAAGCCGTTACTATGAGTATATCCTCAATCGATATACCTTTATCATATCATAATATAAGTCCTGAATATAATAATAATTTTTTTATTATTGAAAAACAATCAACTACAGATGATGCAGATGTTACATATTATGGTATTAAACTAGATCAAGGCTTATATTCTGCTAATAATCAAAATTCCGGTAATAAAAAAATAGCTTATTCAATTAAAGACGCAATAAATTTTTCTATTCAAAATGCAATATTACTTAGTGACTATGAAAATTATGAAATATTAAATAATGGTAATATAAATACTGATTTATCAGGTATAATAAGTTATGAAATAGATCAACGTTCTGGATTTTCTAGTTTTAAATTAGATGACTCTAGTCATAATTATATATATACAGTTATATTTAATGTTAATAATAATTATATATGCAAAGATTATCCTGCATTACTAAGAGAAAATAATGTATATCAAAAATTAGGATGGATGCTAGGATATAGACATACTGAAATGGAATTAAAAACAACTACCAATAATCAAAAAACAAATTTATCAAGTGGTATTTGTCATATTAATTATCCAAGATATCTATATATTTGCATAGATGATTTTCAATCTAGCTCTAAAAATTATTTTTCTATAGCATCTGAATCTGTTGTTGCTCCTAATATTGTATCCCGTATTAATATTTTATCATTATTAGAAGATAAAACTAGTTTTAGATCTAGTGCAGCACCAATGGATTATAAACATGATCAAAAACATATTCGTGAATATTTTGGACCAACTGATATAAAAAAATTAAAAATTACATTAATTGACGAATATGGTCGCACATTTTCTTTAAATAATATGGATTGGTCATTTTTATTAACATTTGAATGTTTTTACAATTAAATAATTACATCAATTAATCCTAATTTTTTACATTTTTTACAATTCCATTCACCACCATTATCTATAATTTTTTCAGCACGTTCTCTATCTAACTTGCCTTTTGAACATTTAACTAACAAATTTATTAAACTATTACGAAATATCATAATTTCATTATGATTATTATCACATTGTTTAAAGAAATACCAATAATTTTCTGTTAATTTATGCATTATCATTTTTGCATTTTTATTAAATACTCTATTATCACATAATCCAGCAAAAATAATTGCACAATTATTTACATTATGTTCTATTATACTAATTAATTTTATAGGATTATTAGATATTTGAATATTAAAAATTTCTACATATTTCATAAGAACATTTAAATATCCACCAACTGAATTTATATGTATATAAATTTCTCTATCATCAAAATTATATGTTGTAATCAATTCATTTACATAATCTCCAAAAATTTTCATATTTTCATCATCGATTATACTATAAAAATAAATATGATTATCTATCACAAATATTTTTTTATTATAAATACTTTTACAAGGAAGACATATCATCATTTCATTACATTTTCTTTTGCTCATATATGCTAATGTTTATAATTAATAAATTATTTTTATATTTAATCAATTTAATATTTAAATATAAAATAATATAAATTACAATGAAAAGATTAATAATATCAGATTTACACTTGGGCAGTCGTTTTAGTAATGAACTATCTATATTAGAATTATTTAATACAGAAGATTATGATGAATTAATATTAGCGGGAGATATAATAGATTTTATTAGAATTCCAAAATTTACAAAAAATACTCTAAAAATATTAAATACTATATTTAATAACTTTGAAAAAAAAAAACAAAAAATAATTTACATTGTTGGAAATCATGATATTGCATTTACTAATTTTATTGAAAGTGATATAGCTAATATAATTGAATTTAAAAAACGTTATGATTTTATTGATAATAATAAAAAAATTAGAATAGAACATGGTGATGATTATGATAATATTATTATTAAATGGGAATTTTTAATGAACATTATTTGTGTAATAGCTAATATATTTGAAAGATTCTTTAATTATGATATAAGTAAAAAATGGGAACAATTAAGAGAAAATACAAGAGACAAAATTAATATATATAATATAATGAATAAAAATCATGATGTAGATATATTTATAATGGGACATACACATGACCCTAAAATTATTACTAAAAATTTTAATACCACAATACAAACATATGCTAATAGTGGTGATTGGGTATCAAATAATTCTTACATAATAATAGAAAATGGTGATATTGATATAAAATACATTAAATAAATTAACTACTTTCAATTGATTCTACTCTCGATTTTAAATTTTCTATTATTTCTTGTTGTTTTTTTATACTTTCAACTAATAATGGTACCAATCTAATATAATTTACCGTTAAATAATTTTCACCTGATTTAGATTTATTGGGATCACTCTCATCCTTATCAAAAAATGCTATATCAGCTAAATCAGGCATAACATTTTGAACACTTTGTGCTGATAATCCAAGTTCTTTTTTAGATGAGTCAAAACCATAATGTTTAGCTAAATTATTTGCTTTATACCAAAATGTTTCAATATTTTTAATTTTATCTATTGGATTTTCTATATATTCTACAATATCTTTTAATCTAATATCTGAAAAACCATATGCTGTTATATTGCCTCTTAAAGACAAATCACCTTGATATAATTGCATTTTTTTATCACTTGAGGTATTATCATTATTATCATCTGTATACCAATAATGATATGAATCACCTGATGAATATTCATTACAAGAATTTGTTTTAAATTTTATTCTTTCTACATTATCATTACTTTGTATCCAATTATCTACAGCAAATTTATTTGCTCCTGTACCTGCTCCATAATTAACACTTATATTTAGTGTTTGAGACCAATTGTTAAATATAGTTACTATATCACCCAAATTATAGCTAGTTGACATATATATTATTTAATAATATATAATATATTATTTTGTTAGTTTTAAAAAAAATTGATTCTCAAAATTATAATTTTATTATATGTATTCAATCAAGTAAATAATATCATTTATTATGCTCTCTCTTTACATTCCGATTGTTCATGAGACTGATACCGAACTTAAGATCAAAACTGTGATTAAAACACAAAAATTTGGTGAAATTGATCATGTCGATTTTGTTCGGAATAAAGTAAAAAATCGTCGTGAAGCTTTTGTTCATTTTAAAGTTTGGTATGACAATGATAATGTTACTGAATTTATTAAATGTTTAAATAATCCTGAAACAAAAACTCGTATTTATCATACTAATAATAAATTTTGGCCAGTATTGGTAAATCGTAATAGTAATCCCGAAAACAAGAACCCAAATTATATCAATGAAGTTGCTCTAAAAGATATTACAATGTTAGATACAGATGCTTTTTCATGCCAAAAAGATGTTCTTGAAAAACTAAGGGCAACCATTGAAGAATATAACAAGCTTAAGACGCAATATATGGAAGTTATTATTGGAACAGCAACCAAGAAAATCAAAAATTAAATAAATAAATAAGTAAATAACTAATACAAAAAACACAAAAAAAAATTTTTTTTTATATATTAAATCTCAAAACAATACAATTAACATAATTGGATTTCATAAAAAAAATTGATTTAAAAAAATATACAAAATAGTATATTGCAAATAACTAGCATAAAAAACTAGAATATAAATATGAATAGCCAGATTATTGAAAAAAGTTATATTGGAATCTTACCATATGAATTACGAGTATATATATGGGAAATTTTATATGAAGATGCTGCAAATATAATACAAAAAATCTTAAGAAAAAATATAAGCTATAAAGTCTATTATATTTATGATATTATATATTATATTAATACTTGTACAAATTTAGATATTGGTCTTAATGATTGTAATTTTTACTATAAAGGTAAAATTCTTACTAAAAGAGATGCATTTATTACTACAGTATCTTGCAAATGTTGTAAAAGACATCAAATAAACAAACCTATGATTATGACAAGATGGAATGAAATAGATTCATCAGAATCTCAATGTCAAAAGAAATGCAGTTGTCCTTGTAGACATATATCAAGGTGGTTGTGTCGTAGTATTGAAGATAATTAATTAATAATATTTATTATTTATTAATTAATTAAGTATTTAATTATAATACTTTTTTTTTTTTAAAATTGATTATTTTATTTATATCTATTATATCTAGTAATTCAATAATAAAAATGGGTGCAGGAATTTTACCAGTAGCATTATATAGAGGTACATTAATTATTTTATTAGGACAAGAACGACATAATAATTTATGGTGTGATTTCGGGGGGAGTCCATTACCACATGAACGTAAAAATCAATATATAACAGCAATTAGAGAAGGAGCAGAAGAATTAAATGGTTTATTAGGAGATAAGGAAGAATTAAAATTACATGTAGATAAAAATTTAATTTATGGTATTAATAATAAAGATGACAAATACACATCATATTTATTCAAATCACATTATGATAAAAATTTAGAAAAATATTTTAATAATCAAAATAAATTTATTGAAAATCATTTACCAAATGAAATTACAAAACATAATGGTTTGTTTGAAAAAAAAAAAATTAATTGGTATACTATTAGTGAAATAGAAGAGAATCTAAATAGAAATAAAAATAATTTTATTAGACCACATTATTATAGTATTCTTAAATATATTATTGATAATAATAAATCTATTACAAATAGTGTTAAAAATATGTAAGAAGTATAAAAATTTTTAATAATAAATAATTTTTTTATTTATTATATTATAGTTATTTAAGATGTTAGAAACTATAATAAAAATTAAAAAAGGTCCATTTCCAAAAAAATATACTGCATATATTAAAAATAAAAAAACTAAAAAAATAAGAGTTATACATTTCGGTGATTCACGTTATCAACAATATCGTGATAGAACACCCTTACAATTATATAAAAAGCAAAATCATGGTACTAGAAAACGTATGCAAAATTATTATAGTAGACACTCTAAGACAAGAAATAGAAATAAAGCTATTAAACAAGAAATAAAAAATAGTAATGGCTATTATACAGCTAAAATTTTAAGCCATAAATATTTATGGTAAAAAATAAAATTGATTTTTTTTAATTTATTAAAATAATTAATATATTATACAGATGAATCTTAACCGAATCTCAAAGTATTTTAAATATAATATAAATAAAATTTATAAATTTTATAAAATTAATATAGTAAACTTTTTATTTAAATCTATTAATCGAGTACAAAATTATTATATAAAAAATAATAATTTTGACTATTATAATTACGTTGATATATTAGAATATCAACCCAATATCAATTTAAAAATAAGAGATATTAATTTAGAGAGTATTGATTTTAATGGTTGTGTTAAATTATTTAATTCTATAAAAGAATTTTGTACTAAACACAATAATAAAAAATTTATTATATCATTATCGGGAGGAGTAGACTCTATGGTTTTAATAACAATTATACATTATCTTAAATATCCTATCGTAGCAGGTCATATTAATTATAATAATAGAGATGAATCTATTTTAGAACAAAAATTTATAGAAAATTGGTGTAAGTACAACAATATTAAATTATATGTTAAAAATATTACAAATCTTAAACGCAAATCTATTAAACGATCTGACTATGAAAGTCAGACTAAAGATTTAAGAATGGATTTTTATAAATATATAATGGAACAAGAAAATGCTGATATGGTTTTATTAGCTCACCATAAAGATGACATAGTAGAAAATATATTTGCAAATGTTTGCCGTGGACGTTATATATTAGATTTAGCAGTAATAAAACAAGAAACATCTATTAGAAACATAAAAATTGGACGTCCGATTATCGAATTTTACAAAGATATTATATATAAATTTGCACATATATATCAAGTTCCATACTTTCTTGATACCACACCAAATTGGTCAGTTAGAGGAAAATATAGAACAAAAATATATCCAGTTATAGAAGATACATTTTCAAAAAATATAAAAGAAAATTTAATTTATTTAAGTGAACAATCTGATGACTGGAATAAATTAATAGATAAAGAAATAATTCAACCATTTATGAGTACAATAGATTGGTCTATTGATAAATATATGTCTACATATAACAGTACTATTAAAATTAATATAGAAAATTATAAAGAACATCCTCTATCTTTTTGGAATCTAATTTTTATGGATTTATTTAATAAATTTGGACATAATGCTCCCTCTAGACGAGCTATAAGAAATTTTATTAATATTATAAATAATGAAGATACTAATTATATATCTTTATCTAATAATTGTAAATGTACTCTTAAAAATAATATAATAACTATACAATTTAAAAATATTAATTGATTATATAAATTTTTAAAGATCCATCACATCACTTGGTTTTATTAAATCAATTATATCTTCTAATTTAGACTTTTCATCTATATTTATAATATCATCTTTATCATAATCATCTTTATATTTTTTTATTTTTACATATTCTACCTTATCATACTCATTTTCAATATTAATAAAATCATAAATTTTATTAGCTAACCAATCATGATAACTATCTAAATTATCTTTATCTCTATTATCACTTCCTTTACTAATTGTAGCATGCATTAAATCACTCCATAATGAATCTAATACATCACTATGACCATATTCATTTGCTTCCAGTTTTTGCACATTAATATTAGGATTATCATCTTTAAATTTTTTTATGTTCAACGCGAAAGCAGGTATAAAAGGAATACTTATTTTAGGAAAAATAGAACCTTTGTATGATTTTTCAGCATTTAATATTAAAACATCTTCTAAATAATTTCTATTATTTTTCTTATCAAAAAAATTAAAAAAATTATTATTTATAATATCACTATTATCAACAGGATCTAAAAATATAGCTTTTTTTATATTTTTTTGTCTTGAAATAGTTTCCATTACATTTACATAACCAGATGAATGTGAAATAGGAATTATTTCTCTATATTCATCTCTAATATCATATAATAATTCACTATTTATCATATTGTCATTTGTTACTACATTTACAGAAAAATTATAAACATTTAGATAATTTATAAAATTACTATATATATCAGCTGGTATTAATGAATTTGCACCTGTAAATAATATTAGAGCATCCATATCTTTCTTTTCTACATTCTTTGGTTCATAAACTTTTATTACTTTATTATTATATTCACGCTTGTATACATTTATATTATTTATAGCGAAACAATTTATAAAAGGTAATAAAGATATTAAAAATAAATATAACATCTGTATATTTTTATAAATTGATTTATTTTTATATTTATTTTTCTACTAATTACATATATATATTTAATTACATTACTCATAATTATGATAAAATGCAAAATATGTTGTGATAGTAAATTTTTAGATAAATGTTCTCGATGTAATTTAGAATATCATACTTGTAAAATTTGTTATATTATAGGTGATAATTTTACTAAAAATTGTAAATATAAATGTACTATATGCAATGGTAATCATTTAACTACTCAACATAAATGTAGTATATGTGAAACAATTGGAGCTAATCATCTCACATATTATTGTCCATATAGATGTAAATGTAATGGATTTCATACACAAGAACAACATAGATGTTTATATTGTGGTGTAAGAAATCCTGACCATAAAGATGAAGAATGTGATGTTAGATTTAATGTAAGACGTCGTTAATCAGTTTTACAATTTTGACAAACAGTTAAACCATTTATTATACTATAATTTTCTGTATCATATTGATTATTTACATTTATTTCAATACTAAATAAAACTATATCGCATATATAACATTGAATTATTGGATAAATATGTGAAAAACTCCATATTACTTTTCTTATATCTGTACTCAATTCTAAATAATTTTTACTTTTATTTAAAGTACATATATTCATGAAGTAAATTAATCCATTACGATTATACATTTTTTATATAAATAAAAAATATATATTAAATATATTATACATCAACAAAATATAATACATTAATTAATTCAATATTTTGTTGTAATTTTTTTTCACGACCAATTATAGATAATAATAAATTGGGTCTTGATTTATAAGATTTAATTAATTTAAACATCTCTCTATTTATTATATTATTTTTATATTATTTATTCTATATTTATTATATAATAAATATGAAACTAACTATAATTGCTATTATTTTTACAATGCTAATAATAATTTTCTACAACAATTATTCTAATCAATCTTATAAAGAAGGTTTTTTTTTACGTGATTCATTAAATGCTAATGTTCCTAAAAAAAAAACAAATAAAAAATATAAATTTTGATCTAAATAATTACATTATTCAATAATATATGCTCTTGTAGGGCTTGTCCCAATTCTACGAGTTACTATAACTGAACCATCTGAATTTATTGAAATTGATCCTCCAAATTTCTTACCTGCTTCGTCCCCAACTATAAGTTTTATTAAATTCCATTGATAACCACTAGTGCTATTTCCAGATAAACTATAAACACTAACATCACCCACATTATATCCGAAATTACTATTATAAGCATAAATTGCACCAAGAACTATAATATTTCCTGTTTCATTTATTGAAACAGAATTTCCTAAACCACCTTGCTGTGAGTCTTTTACACCAACTATACTATTTCCCATTATTCCCCAATCAGTTCCATGATATTCATATATTCTAACTGTATGTGTACTTGGACCACCAACAACAATTCTTGAACCATCACTATTCATTGATACACTATATCCAAATTTATCACCAACAACACTTCTTCCACTTGAAACTCCAGAACCATATATATATCCTCCTAACTGTGTCCAATTACCAGAAATATATTCATATACAACACAGTAACCACTATTACTTATACCATTATAATCATATTTTGGTCCCCCAATTACAACACGATTACCTATATTATTAATTGACACACTTGTTCCAAAATTACTATTACTTAAACCAAGTATATCTGCTCCCAGTTGCACCCATTGATTACTATAAGAATCGTATTCATAAATACGACAATATCCATTCGCACTACCATTACCATCATCTTGTGGAGCACCTACTACTATACGATTACCTTGGCTATTAATTGCAATACTTGAACCAAAATAATCATATATACCTCCTCCTGTAAAATCTTGACCCAATTGAGACCAGTTTGAACCATTATATTCATACACTCTTAGATAACCTTGATTAGTATTATTATATGAAGAACCTAATACTACACGATTACCTTGACTATTAATTGCTGATGTTCCATATTGGATACGTTCAAGATTACTATTATGCACATTACCAAAACTTATATCTAATTCCCATAAATTATTATTTAATTTATAAATATTCCAACGACTTTCATTAGTTCCATATTTACTACCTACTATTATAGTATCTCCATTGGAATTTATTGCTAAACTATTTTCAAGAGCAGTGACTTCATTATCAATAATTTGTATCAATTCATAAGGTAAAGCTTAAGGTTCTGGTTCAGGTTCTGGTTCTGGTTCTGGTTCAGGTTCTGGTTCTGGACCCATATTTAATGATAATAAATTTATTTTTGTTATTTTTTCTTCAAGTAAATTAGATAATTCTAATTTTTTATTATAGTGAAAATTTAACATAATATATAAATAGTTATATTATTTTAAATAATAACAATTAATTAATTAAATAATTATTTAGTTAATTAATAAAAATATAAAATATTGTAAACAAAATTATACAGGTATATTGTATTGATAAATTCTAGCTATTCCATTATTGTTTTCTGGACCACCTATTACTACACGATTACCTATACCATTAATAGCGACCCATCGTCCTAATTTTTCACCAGCAACTTTTCCATCTATATCTTGACTTAATTGCACCCATTCATAATTACTAAAACTATTTCCACTTAATTCATAAATACGACAATGTCCACTATCAACACCATTACTACCATCATTTAAATGACCACCTATTGCTACACGATTACCTTGACTGTTAATAGTGACACATACTCCAAAATTATCACCTGCAGCTTCTCCATCTATATCTTGACCTAACTGTATCCATTCATAATTACTAAAATTATTTCCACTTAATTCATAAATACGACAATGTCCATTC